ACGATCAACGACCACACGAGCAGCCACATCGAAGTGCGCTACGTCGCGGGCTCGCTCCCAGAGGGCGAGTTCGTGGGAGGGCTTCCACTTGACGGCTCTACAATCAACGCACCCGCGGCCCTAGCAGAAGCCTGGATCGCAGCCGGAATCGCCCAACGAGTAAGCGCCGCGCGAGCGGTTGAAGTCGACAAGGAGTAACCGCAATGCCTGCAGCCTCAGCCGGTAACAGCCTGTTCTCAAAGGCCGTAGCCTTCAAAGAGACCACGCCAGGAACGATCCCAACGCTTACGAGCGGCGGACGAAAACTGCTCGTGGCTCCAACGGGCGTCATCAGCGACGGCGTCACGATTGAACTCGGCACCGAACGAAGCGTGGCACTGCGCAATCCACTGATCGCCACAACCGGCACGATCACCGCGATCGAGCCCACGCTTAGCGCAACGGTTCCAGCGGTCAGCATCGGGGAACTTCCGATCTGGCTATCGATGACGAAGACGGACACGCCATCGGGCGCGGGCCCGTACGAGTGGGACTACGACTACTCGATGACAGCGGCGAACAGTCCCACCTCCTACACGCTTGTCGTCACAGACGGCGTCCAGGCTTACGCGGCGAACTATTGCCTGGCGGAGTCAATCACAATCGCAGCGGACCGGAACGGGCTCACCAATCTCAGCGCGGCGCTTTTCGCCCAGAACATCGCCAAGAATTCAGCGACGCTCGCGGAAGGAACTCCGACCTCCCCATTCCTGAGCGGACGTCTGTGGAACGCCTACCAGAGCGGTACCGTTTTCCCAGGAACGGCAGACGGAACTGCCTATGAATATCTGCTGGACTTCAGCCTCGAGTTCAACGCCGGCATTACGCGCCAGTCGTACCTCGCAGGAACCTCCACCTTCAGCACGCACGCGGAGAGCGCGCCGTTCAGCGGCACGCTGACGATGACGGTGAGCAGCACCGCCAGCGCCGTCTCAGTTTGGTACGACGCCTACCGCGCAGCCAGGCCAGTGGGGGTCCGCCTCACTTGGAGCAACGGCACATATTCGGCGCACATTCTCGCCTTCGTCGTTCCGACAGAAGTCCAGCAACTCGCTGGAGCGGAAGACGGACTGACCACGATGGCCGTCACCGGCACGCTGGTCTACGATCCAACGAGCGCGAAGAGCCTCAGAATTGTGGTGAACAGCGATCTAGCAGCCCTGCCATAACGCAGGGGAGAGGGGGGAACGATGACGCAACAGAAGCCAGACTTCCGCACCATTGAAGTCGCGCTCAGCGCGCCGTTTGACGGATGGAAAGCCACGATGAAAGCCGAGGGCGTACCAGCCCGCGTGTTTATTGAACTGCAAAGTGGGAATGTGGAACGATCGCTCACCGCGGTGGACCGCTTGATCGTAAGCCACAACTTCCTGGACGAAGCCGGACAGCCAGCCAAGAGCGTGCTCGATGCGCCGATGGATGCGCTCACGGACGCGATTACGAAGTGGAGCGACGCGGTAGCAGCACTCCCCCCTCGGTAAGACTCGACGCCCAGCGGCTGGCGGCGGGTCGATCACTGGCGCCGCACCCGATCATCGTCGCGCACCTTATCGGGCGCGAGTTCGGAATCGCGCCACACGAAGTTCTAGAATGGGAAGCGCAAGACTTTCAGCGCGCCTTCACCCTTCTCGGAGACCTGCAACGAAAGGAACCCCGTGGCCGCTAACGATTCCCTCGTCCTTGAAGTCAAGACGGACCGGAACTACGACTCGCTCCGGCTTGGATTCCTCAAAGCGGATAACCCGTCAGCCTTCAAGCGCCTCTCTTCCTTTGCCACGCTGAACGCAGCCCGCACGCTGCAGAAGCCGATGCAACAGGCGGCCCCGAGGGGAGAGACCACGCGCAACCCTGGGCGGCTTCGGAAAAACGTCAAAGCGCGCGGCGTGCGCTTCAACAAGCCAGGCGCAGTCGTCGGGATCAAGGGCGGACGCACGGGCGTCTACTACGGCTGGTTCGTGACTTCAGGGCGCGGCGGAGTGCGCCAGACGAAGGAAGGGCCGAAAGCGGTCACGGCAGTTCCAGCGCGCCCATTCGTCACGGACACGGTCCAGAAGAGCGGTATGCTTGAGAAAGCGATGGAAGCCTTCTCCGCAACCATCGAGAAGTTCCTAAACGATGAACCGTTTCGCAATACAATACTGAAGTTCAAGAGAGGGAATCAACGCTGATGGCAGCCTCCGATCGCTCCGCCAATTTCGTCGTCAAAGCGAAAGACGCCGCTACCGGGCCGCTCGGAAAGATCGGCGGCGCAATGGGGAAACTCAAGGGCGCTGCAGGGGCAGCCTTCAAAGCCATCGCAGCGGGAGCAGTTGCTGCAGCGGCGGCAGTTGCCGCCTTCACGATCGGCGCAATCAAGTCAGCGGCGGACGATGAGAAAGCCGCCATCCGGCTGAACGCCGCGCTGAAAGCCAGGGGGCAGAACCTCGACACGCTGGGCCCCAAGATTGAAAAGCAAATCGAAGCGCTGCAGCGATTCGGGATCACCGATGACGAAGTCCGGGAAGGGCTGGAAGTAGGCTCCCGATTCTTCAAGGGACAGAACACGCTCCTGAAGGCGAACGAAGTCGCCGCGAACATTGCTGCAGCCACGGGGAAGGACCTCTCCACCGTGATGCTTGCGCTGGGACGGGGAACCCAGGGCAGCACACGGGCACTCGCAGGGCTCGGCATTGAAGTCGAAAAGGGCGCAACCGCCCAGGACATCCTCACCGCTGCGCAGGAAAAATACTCGGGCGTGGCGGAGGAAGTTGCGAACAGCACGAGCGGGAAGTTCACCGCTGCGCAGATTGCGCTAAACGAAAAAGTCGAAGCCTTCGGCGCCAAGTTCCTGCCAGCCGTCAACGAAGCGCTTACCTTCTTCACGAACACAATCCTGCCGATGGTCACGCCCGCACTTGACCTGCTCGGTGACATCATCTTCAACATTGGTAACGCCTTCGCAGGGAAAGGCGGAGTTGCGGATTCAATCGGCAAAGTAGTCGGGCCGCTGCTCGACAATTTGATGCCAGCGATCGGAGAAATCGCAGAAGCGGTCGGCGGACTCTTTGACGCGGTCGGTCGTTTGATCGGCGCGCTCTGGGGGGACGGAGAGGGAGCGCTTGCCAACGTGCTCAAAATCGTCGGCGGGCTTTTCACTGGGCTGCTTGAATTGATGAAGCCAGTCGTCGACCTTTTCGCGTGGATCATTGATAACCTTGCGGGCATCCTTGAATTCTTTACTGCAAGCGCGAAGACAAAGCCACCCGTGGCGCCACAACCAGGACAGCCAGGCGGAAATTCATATACGACAGGAGGCGGGATGGCCACGCCGATCACTACAAACACGAACCTGTATCTGGACGGCCGCGTCGTCGCAAATACGACCAACACCTACCTCGGCAACCAATACAATCAAGGACGCTCACGGACGGCTCCGTAAATGGCGACGGCTCCGTATCAACTCTGGCTGGACACGCCAGCAATCGCCTCAGCGAGTAGGACAGGCAGCACGGTCACCATCACGACCGTCGCAAGCAACTCCGTTGTCGTTGGCGATGTCGTTCAGGTTGCCGAGATTACTGGCACGGCAGGCACCTCGATGAACGGCGTCTACACCGTGCTGACTACGCCGAGCGGCAGCGCCTTCACCTACACGGCCGCAGGGTCGGCAGGCACTGGCACCGTGACCGATGAGGAAGGTCTCTACTTAGCCGTGGCGTCGCAAGACCTCTTCAACCCACTCATCAACTACAACGGCAGCGACCGACAGGCTGCGCTTTATGTGCCGACAGAATCCGTGCAACTCGCATCTTCTGGCGACGGAGAGGGCGCCTCGATGTCGTTCAGCGTGATGCAGGACGACACGCCTGCGGCTGGTCCGTGGTTCAAGTTGGCACCAGACGAAGCACGAGTGCGCCTGGCGGCGACTTCCACCGGCGGCACTCCTGCCGCAACCGACATTCTGTTTCTTGGGATTGTCTCGCAGACCTCTTCGCGCCTGAACGGATCAGGGCAGGGAACGATGACGGACGTCTCGCTTCAGGACAACAACGCCGTCCTTGATCGGCTCGTTGTGCTTGGTCGAGCGATCAGCGCGAAGGAAATCCGCAACTTGTCGCGCGTGTCCAACATCACCACCGCCACAACCTTCGGCGCGCACGGGTACAGCGCAGGCAATCAGGTCACGATTGCCAACGCACTCGGAGGCTCAAACGCATCGTTCAACGGCGAGTTCACCATCGCTGCAACTCCTACGCCGTACACCTTCACCTATGCAAACAGCGGGGCAAACCAAGCAAACCGAAACGATGTGGACTTCACAAGCGTGGCACTTGCTACAAAGTCAGTGACCACGGTGCGCTTCACCTGCAATCAGTTCCACGGACTCAAGACGCCGATTGCGATGCGGATTGTCAATGTGAACCCGACGATTGCTCCTTCTGGCAGAATCAACACCACCTGGCCAGCCTCCTCAGTGCGAATCGTAAGCGACACGGTGTTTGAGATCAACACTGGCTACCGATTCAGCAAGAGCGAAACCTTTGCAAACAATCAAGGCTCAATGCGCGTGTCGGGAGCAAACCCAACCGTCACCCCGAAATCAGGCGTCAGCCAAGTCAGCGTCGGCATCGCAGGCAACGACACGGAGACGGTTGCGGTCACCAAGATGCTCGGAGTGGTGAACCAATACAAGGCGACGGATTATGCCGTGCAGCGCCTCATCAACACGAGCGGGACAGCCAACATCGTCGGGTCTAGCACCGTGAACGGTCTGGGCGTGGGCTTCCCGCCAGGCTCGCTGCGCTCCGCTCTTGACGCCGTTGTCGAGTCTTACGCCGGTCAAGACACGAAGGAGCGCCGCTACTTCGTAGACCTGCAACGCAACCTGAACTTCGCGCTCGTTGATCCGACCGCAG